CCGTTCTGCATAAAGCCATACAGCACAGGCTCATGCTGCCACTGGTAGTCGGAGCGACCAAGGACAAGGCTGTCCTTCACCCAGATGCAGCAGCCTGCAAGGTGGAAGCCTGCGTCGATGAACGCCCTGCGGAAGTTCAGCCCTTCGGTGTCTGCGTGGAACACATAAGCCGCACCGCCCTTTTCGAGGTGGTCTGCCATACACTTGAAAGCGGAGAGCAGGAAGTTATAAAACTCCTCGTTCTTCATGCTGTCGTTCTGAATGGTGAGTCCGCTGCCGGACTTGAATGACACGTTATACGGCGGATCGGTCAGGATGAGGTTTGCTTTCGTGTTGCCCATCAATGTATTTACATCTTCGGGGCTGGTCGCATCACCGCACATCAGGCGATGCCTGCCGACCGTCCACACGTCACCGCGCTCCACGAAAGAAGCCTTCTCCAACGCTGCCGTCAGGTCGAAATCGTCGTCCTTTGCATCGGAATCCGTGCCGTCGGAGAACAGGTCAGCCAGTTCCTTTTCATCAAATCCGGTCATGGCGAGGTCGTAGCCGAGGTCTTGCAGTTCCTGCATCTCCACGGCGAGAAGCTCCTCGTCCCAGCCTGCGTCCATTGCCATGCGGTTATCGGCAAGGATGTAGGCTTTCTTCTGCGCATCGGTCAGGTGGTCAACATAGACACACGGCACTTCCGTGATGCCTTCCTCCTTCGCCGCCATCAGTCTGCCGTGACCTGCGATGACATTATACTCCCGGTCGATGATGACCGGATTGACAAAACCGAACTCACGCAGCGAGGAACGGAGCTTCTTGATCTGCTCCGGCGAGTGAGTGCGGGCGTTATTTACATACGGGATGAGCTTGTCGGTGCTGACAAGCTGAAAGTCAGTCGTTGTTTTCATGTGTACCTCACTTCCTGCTGCGGAGTAGCTGCTCCATCATATCGTCCTGCGGAGAGCCGTCAAACTTGGTGGTGCAGTTCTGCTTCACGATATCGAAGATCTCGTACCAGAGCAGATTTGCCTGTTTCTGATAGGACTGGCTGAGGGATGCGAACGGGGATGCCACCACGCCGCCGGTCGTCGGATGCTTGCCGAGCAGACCGTAGGTCGAAAGCGCTTCTTCGCACTGTACGAAACGAGCGAACGCCAGCGAGTAGCTTTCGAGCAGTCGCTTGTTGACCAGCTTTTCGCAGCCGCGATTCTTCAGCCATATCCATGTTTCCTTGTAGATTTCATCAGCGCCGAGGGGCTTGCCGTCCTTCTGCCGTGCCGAGAGGTATTCACTCGGCGAGGGCATATCCTCACCAACGAGATCGGCGGCATCATCAAGGTCTGCTCCCTCCAGTGCGGTCGGGGTGAATTCGATGATGTCGGCATCCTCTCCTGCGGCAATTTTCTCGGCGAGGGGCTTCGGCTTGTCGCCTGCACGGACACGTCGTCCGCCACGGTTTGTACCGTCCTTTGCCATATCATCACCTGCCTATAAAAAATGCCGAAACCACGTGGATTTCGGCTTGTAAAATATTCGAGGGGGTTAATCGGGTGTTTGAACCGGACTTTTTGTGCGTGAGAGGGGGCGCCGGTCTTTTCGTGATTTGACTGTAGAGATTTCGATACCCCCGGGGGGCAGTACTTTCGCACATAAAAATAGCACTCGCTGCTTTTGCGGCAAGTGCTATCGTTTTATTGTAGTAAGAAATCAATCACATTGACAACCTTGATGCCGTCTTCATCCATGGGCAGTTCATCCATTGTGATGATATACTTGGGATAGTGATCATGCACACGCTTCAGCGGCGTGATTTCACGTTCAAAGGTGTTCTCATCCATAACGGTTGCAGAAACCTGATAGTAGATCTTTTCGCCATTACGCTCTGCAATAAAGTCGATCTCCAGCTCACCGACCTTGCCAATGCTCACCTTGCAACCACGGCGGATCAGTTCCAGATAGACGATGTTTTCAAGGATATGACCAATGTCACGTCTGCGGTTGCCAAGCAGTAACCGACGAAGTCCCATGTCCACGGCGTAGTACTTTTCAAGTGATTTCAAATGTTGTTTGCCCTGCACATCGTATCGCTCTGCTTTATACAAAATGAAAGCATCACAAAGTGCAGTGACATAGTTTTCAGCGGTCACAGGCGTTGTTTTTCTGCCGAAAGAAGTCAGGCTGTCTGCAATCTTCTTAGATGACACGATGTTGCCGATGTTGTCAAACAAAAATTTCACAACGCTTTCTAGCAATTCGATGTCATTGATACGCTTTCTTGCGGCAACATCTTTCACCAGTACGGTGTGATAAATGCCGGAAAGATAGTCATCTCTGATCTCATCATCCGCAATCTGCACAGCATAAGGAAAACCGCCATACTGAAAGTAATTCTGCCAAGCGGAACGCCTGTCAAGTCCGGATAATTCCAGATATTCTGCAAACGATAACGGCAGCATAGGGATTTCGATATATCTGCCGGAAAGCAAGGTTGCAAGCTCACCGGACAGCATATGTGCGTTAGAACCTGTGATATAAATATCCGTATTTTCACGGATAAACAGAGAATCCACTGCCTTCTGGAAACCGGGGACAGCCTGTATTTCATCAAGGAAAATATAGGTCATCTTGCCTTGGGAAAGACGCTTTGTGACATAATCATGCAGTGCGTGATACTCCAGAAGATGTTCATTTGCCACATCCTCGAAATTGATGGCAATGATCTGTTTGGGACTGATACCCGATTCCAGAAGATATGCCTGAAACTGTTTCAGCAGTGTGGACTTGCCGCATCTGCGGACACCTGTCACGACCTTGATGATCTGCTGATCCTTCAGCTTCTTGATTTTATCCATATACAGTTTACGCTCAACCATACTATCACCTCTGTTTTAGTATACCACAAAAAGATGATAAAAGTCAAGAGTTTTTGAAGTCAACTTCAAAAAGTTCTATTTGTATGAATAAAGCGGTCTGCTGTCCTCATTTCCGGTCTTCTTATCATGGCAGTGCTTGCATAACGCCTGCCAGTTCGTATCGCTCCACATCAGGTAGTGGTCACCACGATGCGGAACGATATGGTCAACGACCGTTGCGGTCACATACTTTCCCTCCGCCAGACACTTCACGCACAGCGGATTCTTGCGGAGGTAGGCCTTGCTTAATCTCTGCCACTTACTGCCGTAGCCACGCTTGGCGGCTGACGGACGGTCAGGGTGCAGGGGCTTGTGCTGTTCACAGTATTGTTCTTCTGTAAGGTTCGGACAACCTGGATGACTGCATGGTCGCTTGGATTTGCGGGGCATGATTCACCTCCACAAGGTATGAAAAAAGCCCTTACAGCGGTACTGCAAAGGCTCTGTATATTATTTGCTATTATATATTCTATCACACTTCGGCTTGAATATCAAGTCTTATGAACTCTCATCCACTCTCAACTTTTCGACTGCCTTGGCGTGAAGCCTGTAGATGTGCTGTACGCTGTACCCGAACTCCGCTGCAATAGCATTCCACGTCTTAAATTCAAGGTAACGCTTGGTCAGCAGATCACGGTCATCACTGTCATCAATAGCCTGAATTCGCTTATCCATATCGGCAAGCAGGGCATCATACTCTGCCTGCGTTTCCTTGATTTCTTCTTCCAGTGCCATGATTCTGAAAACCGTACCCTCCATTTTACTATGGTCGGGAGAAGCGATTCTCGGCATATCATTCAAGCTACTGCCGTTCATACCCTCTGCTCTCTGACGAAGTACATGGATTTCGTTGATTTTACGCTTGATTCGTCTGCGGAGTCGTCCTGCCTGTTCCAAATATTCCTTCATGCCGTACCTCCTCACTTCAATCTTGCTTTTACGGCCTGCAGCATCGCCGCCTGTGTTTTATCCTTGCTTTCCAGCACTTTCATGATATCCTCGTCAATTGTCCCCACCGAAACGAGGTGGTGAATGATAACGGTGTCCGCCGTCTGTCCCTGCCGCCAAAGTCGTGCATTGGTCTGTTGATACAACTCCAACGACCACGGCATCGTGTACCAGACAATGGTACTGCCACCCGATTGCAGATTCAGTCCATGTCCGGCAGAGGACGGCTGTATCAGTGCAATCGGGATTTTTCCCTTGTTCCAGTCGGCGATGTCGGCATCGGTCTTGATCTCCCGGCAGTCGAAGCGCTGCATGATGCTGTCCCGTTCGTGCTTGTACCAGTAGGCGATCAGGGCAGGCTTGCCGTTCTGCGCTTCGATGAGGTCTTCCAGCGCATCCAGCTTGTGGTCGTGGATGTGCATGGTGCTTCCGCTGTCGGTGTAGATCGTACCGCCGGCAAGCTGTGTCAGCTTTCCGCACAGGACACCGCCGTTCGCTGCGGAGATCGGCTCGTCTACGAACTCGACACACATCTCCTGCTCCATGTCCTTGTAGATGCGGAAGGCATCCTCTTCCAGCTCCACCTTGTCGGCGACCATGACCAGCTCCGGCATGGTCAGGTGGTCGGTGGTCTTCATGGAGATGCTGATGTCGGCGATCTTGCCGTAGATCTCCTTTTCCGCACCCTTGCGGGGCGTGTAGGTAAAGCCGTTCCAGTCGGGCGTGAAGTAGGCATCACGGTATTGCCCGATGCGCTTTCCCAGCCGGACACCCTTGTCCAGCAGGCGGAACTGCGCCCACAGATCCATGAGACCGTTGCTGCACGGTGTACCCGTCAGCCCGATGATGCGCTTCACGAACGGTCGCACCTTCCGCAGCGCACGGAAGCGCTTTGACTGATGGTTCTTGAAGCTGGACAGCTCGTCGATGACCACCATGTCGAAATCAAACGGCATCCCGCTGCTTTCGATGAGCCACTGGACGTTCTCACGGTTGATGATATACAGGTCAGCTTTCTGCCGGAGAGCCGCAAGGCGCTGGTCACGGCTGCCGAGAACCAGACTGTAGGTCATGCCTTTCAGGTGATCCCACTTTTCGATCTCGGCTGCCCAGCTATTCCGGCAGACACGGATCGGTGCAATAATCAGCACCTTGTGTACCTCGAAGCGGTCGAACATCATGTCGTTCAGCGCCGTCAGGGTGATGCTGGTCTTGCCCAGTCCGCATTCCAGCAGGACGGCAGCTTCCGGATGTGTCTCGATGAAGTCCACGGCGAACTTCTGGTAGTCATGGGGTTTGTACTGCATCAATGATCCCTCCGATCTGATCGGGGCTGTCCAGTACAAATGCCTTGAAACCCAGCCGCCGAAGTGTTCTGATACGCAAGCGCTGCAGCGGACGGGGCGTTTCACCGGGAGACTTGACCTCCACAAAGGCGATCCTGCCGAACGGCATCAATACGATGCGGTCAGGCACACCTGACGTTCCGGGAGAAGTGAACTTCCAGCAGACACCGCCCGCTGCTTTCACGGCTTCGACCAGTTTTTCTTCAATTGATTTTTCTCGCATAGATTCGACCTTTCCGGCGATTTATGGAAGTCATAGGAACTCGTTTGCAAACCTTTCCATAGGAAGAAATTTCTATGATTTTTCTCGCCTGCGTAAAGTCTGTATTTGACTTCCTATGACTTCCATAGTCCCGATTTTACGATGTTTTTAAGGCTTTTTGAATGGAAGTCGATCAGTTCAAAAAGTCGGATTTGATGGCGATACCCATAATGACGTTGTAGGACATCGTCTTCTTTCTCTTGAAACCTGCCTGCTCCAAAGCTCCATAGAAGTCGGTGGTGCTGCGAACATACTCGCCGTTTGCGTTACAGTAATCACGGTACTCCTTGTAGAGGTCGCCGGATTTTGCTTGATAGCTCTTATCCACCTCACAACGGTCATCGATGAACGCACCCAGCCAGTCATTGCCTTCACGATACGCACCGATGGCATCCATTACGCATTGCGGGCGGTCTACCTTGAAATCGGCAGCGACCACCTTCATCGCACCCTCGATCAGCCACGAAAGCACCGCACCGCCTGCATTGTCGATCAGATATTGGGTATAATTCTTCTTGTCAGCCTGTCCCTGAATCTTGGCATGGAACGGGATCACGATCAGTCTGCGCCAAGTGCCGTCATCGGAAGCCGCCACCTTCGGCAGGTGGTTCGTGTACAGCACCAGCGTGTGGCTCGGCTCGAAGGAGAACGGAGCCTTAAACTTCTTCTCGGCGAAAATGGGATCGGTCGAACAGAGCTGCTTGACCACACTGGTGTTCAGGCGCATCCCTTCCTGCAGCTCTGCCGCAATGATGAGACGCTTGCCCTTCAGCTCCGCCATTTCGGGCTTGACGTTTCTCTTGCAGTTGACGGTCAAAGCATCGGCAGAGATGTTGCCGGAATAACTGCCCAGCACCTTGTAGATGACGTTCCAGAAGGTAGACTTGCCGTTTCTTCCGTCACCATAGGCGATAATCATCGACTCCACATACACCTTGCCGATCAGACACAGGCCGCAGATCATCTGCACATAGTCAATAAGGCTTTGGTCGCCGCAGAAGAACACCTGCAAGGCATCCTCCCAGATCTGCCGACCTTCCTCATTCGGTACGACCGCCGTCACTTTGGTTAAGAGGTCGGTAGGATCGGTCGCTTTCCAGCCATCCAGTCCTTTAGACAGGTCATAAGTGCCACCGGGGGTATTGAGCAGGAACGGATTGCCGTCAAGCTGCT